TTTTTGCTGTTCTAATCTTGACTTAGCAAGTTCTTCTGGATGCATTTGTGCATATCCAGCGCTACCAATAATTGTTAACGTAAGAAAACTAATAAAAATATAACGAACTTTAAAACGTGTAGGTTTTTTTAAAACATATTTTCTTATTAATGTAATTATTGCATATATAAATAATAATATTCCAATAAATACAGCAAAAGCACCAAATAAATAACTTACAACAAGTGCAATAACTATAGTTAGGATTTTAAACCATAGTTTGTTATTCCATAAATCTTCCAATTTTTTCATAAAATTTCTCCTTGCCCTTTTAACGTGATTAGCGCACGTATTTTTATATTAACAAGCATAATCAAGCTTGAGCATATTCTTAAAAAGCTCAACTGCTTTATCATAACTTTCATAAGGTAAATTATATGCTTCAAGAAATTGATAAGTATTGATTTGCTCCACAACATCAAAATGTGAAATATAGTCAATAACGCATTCCTTAAGTGACATTTTACTAAAGTCTTTTTGGGTGTTACCTTCTTTTTTTAATTCCTTTATGACTTCCTCATTCACTTTACAAAGAAGTGCAAATGAAGTATCACAAGGGCACCCAGATATTTCAATAAACTTCTGAAAAAGTTCGAAATTCCCACCTTCAGTTATGAATATATCCCATAGAAAAAGAATTGCTTCTTTATTAGTTCGTTTCTCTTGAGGACTTGTAGTGTCACATTCTCCTAGACGATAAGAATCATTATTCTTGATATGCATCAATTCATGACATAGCTTAAATGCTTTAACCGTAGTGGGATTAAAAATTGTTATCTTTTTTATATTGTTTGTTACAGCGTCCAAAGGAAAAGAGTTATCCCGATAACTTCAATTCCATATTTTTCTATTTCAAGGATTATACGCTCTATTAGTTCCTGTTCGTTCATAGAGCCCCCGATTAGTCTTCAAGACGTTTACCTAAAATAAGTTTCAATGCTGTTTTAACTTCATCTGTGAGTGGTTTACCATCAAAAGAAACCCATTCATCCCAATCAACTTTACTTTCATCTACTAAATCAGCAAGATCTATAGGTTCTTTATTTCCTGCGTTTTCTTCACGACCTAGAAGATAATCAACTGAAACATGAAAATAATCTGCTACTTTTGCTAAGTCACTTGCTTTAGGGTTGGATGTTTTCCAACGATAGAAAAGATTGTCGCTAAATTTTAAATCAGCAGATACAGCGGGGAGCGACTTCCCCCTTTTTTCTGCGAGTTCCTTTATTCTATCGAATGTAGTTGTATCAGGCATTATATAGGTCTCCTAAAATATTTTTTTACAAAAACGTAGTTAAACTCTTGACAAGGACTACAAAAACGTATATAATGAGTCTTGTAAGATAAAAAGTTAGAAAAAACGTTAGAAAAATAACTTAACTATAAACACTACAAACACGCTTCCCGGCAGTTTCAAATGTTTTAATTAAGGGTTTTCTCTATGCCTTTATTCTATACGAAATGTAGTTGGATGTCAAGAGTGAACTACAAATAATCTAACTTTTTATCTAACTTTAGAAAATAAAAAAGCCCCAATGGGGCGGAAAGGTGGATTATGACACTATTAGAATTAGCTAGGGGGTTGATGATTTTAGTTCTATTAATAATGGGGATAAACCATATGGTAAATAAGGTACTAGACTCATTCTCTTCTTCCTATGTTAAAAAAGAAGAAGAAAATAGTAAAAATAGCAGAAATGTTGACAAGAGATGAAAATTGATTCTCAGTTAATGAAAATAAAGCTACACAAGGGATATAAGAACCAAGTATAAATCTCCCTATCGTTTCATATAGTTTAAGTTCTTTAGTTGAATAATCTTTATTTCTTTTGTCTTTATATCTACGATTGGCAGCAAAGCCGAATCCGACTATTAGGAATAAAAAAATTTCTATCATTGCAATATAGAATGCAAATTTTATTATGGTGATAAAATTTATTTGAAATAAAACAGAAATAGCAGGAGTTTTGGGCATCTTAATTCCAATGGTTAATGCTAGTATGTATCCCCCCCATAAAAGCAACATTACCAACATTAATAAGGTAAATAAGGCTGCTAATGCTTCTATGAATTTACGAAGTTTAAATTTGTTCATAAAACCTCCAATATAATTTTAGTTTAGACACCTATATTATATCACGGAGTTATGATACGTGGCACTAGCCACAGGGAAGACCGGCGAAGAGGTTCGATTCCTCAACTTCCCATACTGCTAAAGCAGAAATATTTAATTTGAGAAAGGATAAAAATGTCAGAAGTAGAAGAAAGTTTCAATTCACAACGCTTAAAGATAGTTAAGCATTTAGAAAAGGAAGGGTTTACTAATAAAGATATTATTCGTGCTTACGAAAATATTAGTGAACCGCCTTATAAGTTTGCTAAAACTGATATTAGCGCAATGCTGAGTGGCAATAAGAAATATACTAAATCTGTTAAATGGTTTATCACATTTCTTATTAAGTATTATGACCTAGATTAGGTAAAAAACGCTACTTTTTCGTTGTAAAAATGAGAGACAATAATATTAGAAAAGGAGAAATAGAATGAATCAATTGCAAAATTTTAATTTCAACAACTTACAAGTACGAACAGTGCTTATAAAAAATGAACCGTGGTTTGTTGCTAAAGATGTCGCTGATATTCTGGGGTACCAAAATGGTAGTCGAGATGTTAATCGTCATGTTGACGAAGAGGACTTGCAAAACTATACCGACAAATCGTCGGGTCAGGGTAGAAGAATAAAAATCATCAACGAAAGTGGACTCTATGCTCTTATTATTGGTAGTAAGAAAAAGGATGCTCGGAAATTCAAGCGCTGGATTACTCATGAAGTACTTCCAACCATCCGAAAGCACGGTGCATACATGACGGATACGAAACTGGAAGAAGCATTACTTAATCCAGATACGCTTATCAATCTTGCTACGCAGCTCAAGCAGGAACGAGAAGAAAAGGCGCAACTCAGAGCTTTGAACTCTACGCTTACTGTCGAAAATCAAATTATGCAACCTAAAGCTCAGTATTTTGATGATTTGGTGGAGAGAAACCTTCTTAAAAATTTCAGAGATACTGCAAAAATGTTAAAAGTTGGTCAAAAAAAACTCATTGATTGGTTACTTGAAAATAAGTATATTTATCGGGATAAAAAGAATAAGTTAATGCCTTATGCTCAATATAATAATGACCTATTTGAAATCAAAGAAGGCAAAGGAGCTACAAGTTCATGGAAGGGCACTCAGACTTTGATTACCCCAACGGGTAGGGAAACGTTTAATCTTCTACTCAATGAATATAAAGCAAGCTAGAAAGGAAAATAATATGCCATATGCAAAAATAACATATCTTCCAGTTGATAAGAATGAAGATGCTGAGTGGTGTGACAAGGAGCACTTAATGCAAAAGTGGGAAGGGTTAAGCAAACCAACACTTACTGCTTGGCTAAAAGAAATGAGAGAAAGACCAGAATTCAAAAAAGGAGTTTTGAATCCTACGCACAAAATAGTTTTTATTAACAAAGAAGTCTTTCAAGAATTTGTTGAATGGAAGGAAGCCACTCGATATAGAAGTTACAAAAAATAAGGAGTTAAAATGTTCGGAATAAAATCAGCTCGAGAAAAAGAGCTTGAAAAAGAAAATGAATATTTATCAGAATCATTAGTAAACTGTGAAGAAGCATTAGGGGCGTGGATAGTCTATGCTGAAGGCCTTAATAATGAAGTTCAAGAATTGAAGAACGAAATAGCAAGACTCAAAATATTAAAAAATAATTTGAAAAATAAAAAATAGCTCCTGGCGGCAACCAGAAGCTGAGTAGAAACTTTGCGAGATTCTACTCTGATTATATCAAAAATTGGAGAAATTAAAAATGAGTTTATACGATTTAACCACCGATTGGCAACAAGTCTATGATATGGAAGACTTGGATGTCGAAACGTGGGTAGATACTTTAGAGAGTATCGAAGGAGAAATTAAAGACAAAGCCATAAATATTGGTTATGTTGTGAAAAACCTTGAAGCCGATGAAGTAGCTTTGGCTGCTGAAATCAAACGACTTCAAGACAAGAAAAAAGTAGTAGCTAAAAAGAAACAAGGTCTAAAAGACTACCTACAAAATAGTATGAATTCAGTTGGATTAAGAAAAATTCCGAGTGCAGTATTCAACATTAGAATTCAACCCAATCCAAAGTCATTAAAATTTGACGATGAAGATCGTTTCATGAAAAACGAATTTTATGATAACTACTTTATACATCAGCCACCTAAGCTTGACAAGAAACAAATGCTTGAAGATTTGAAGAATGGAGCAGTTATTGAAGGAGTTGAGTTGCAACAATCAGAAAGTTTGAGGTTTTAACTATGGCATTAGAAATTAAAAAAGCGACTGAAATAAGTCGTACGCATGAATGGCGAGTTCTTCTTTATGGGAAGCCAGGTCTTGGGAAAACAAGTGCAATTAAAGGACTAACGGGTAAGGTGTTAGTTCTGGATTTAGACGGATCAAGTAGAGTTTTAGCTGGTTTGAAAGATGTCGATGTTATTTCTTTTAATCGAGAAAATCCTATCCAGTCAATGAAAGAGTTTCTTGACGAAGCTAGAGGGATTCTCAAAGGATACCAAACGTTAGTTATTGATAATATCACAGCTTTTGAAAAAGATTGGTTTGTGGCACGAGGACTTAAAAGTAAGAACGGTATTCGTAACGAAATTCAAGACTATGGAGATTATACGAATTATTTTTTACGGCTTATCACAATGATTTATTCCTTGCCTATCAATATCTATGTTACCGCTTGGGAAGACAAGCGAGATATAGACTTGGAAGACGGCACAAAATTAACGGAATATATCCCACAGGTTCGTAATCAAGTGTTAAATCAACTTTTAGGTCTCACTGACGTAGTAGGGCGGATTCAAGTAAATCCAGCAACTCACGGAAGAGGGGCAATACTTGAAGGGAGTGATGGAGTATATGCAAAAAATCGTCTTGATGATAGAACCGCTTGTAAAATAGAAGATTTATTTAAATTTGGGCAAATTGTAGAAAAAAATAAAGAAAATGGAGAACAAAAATAATGCAATACAACAGAAATGAAATGAGCAACTTAACAGGTCAAGGATTTGCTGCAGGAGTACACATCGCAACTATTGTCGATGTGAAAAATCAACAATCCAAAAATGGCGATCCAATGTTTAAATTCGATATTGAGGGAAGTAATGGAGAAACGGCTAATAACTGGTTCTTGTTCGGAAAACCGTGGTCTGATAGCGGTTTGCAACGTATTCTTGCAAGTATCGAAGATAATAATCAACCTATTGCTCCAATGGATTATGGGCACAACGAACAGACACTTAAATTTCTCAAAGGAAAACGTGTGTTTATTCTTGTGAAAGAGCGTACAGGAACTTACATCGATAAAAATGGAGAAGAAAAAGCTGCTACAGGGACAGAGATTAAAAACTACTTGTGCCGCTCAGAATTCGCTTCAATGGGTGGGGGTCAACAGTCACAAGCAGCATCGCAAGCAGATTTATTCGGTGGATCACCAATGGAAATCAACGACGATGAATTACCGTTTTAATTAGATAACAATAGGCTTTGTGTAGGAAAGACATGTAAGTACCTAACGCTATGTACTCAGGGAGACCCAGCGCTAACCTATTGTTTATGGAGAATTAATATGAATAAAAAATTAAGGCATCAAGATAGAGTATTGAATTATATAAAGGAATTTGGATCAATTACAAGTGCAGAATGTTTTACGGAGCTTGGGATTATTGATTTGCCAAAGAAAATTTGTTTGTTGCAAGATGAAGGTTATGTTTTCAAAAAAGAACCTATCACGCAGAAAAATAGATATGGTGATTCCACTACTTACAAACGTTATTCATTAGAAATAGAGGCTGAATAATGGCTGATAACAAAAAATATTATTACATGAGATTGAAGGAAAATTTCTTTGATTCTGATGAGATGATTATTTTAGAAAATATGGACAACAGGGACGGCATTATTTATAGCAACATTTTGCTTAAGCTGTACCTACGTAGCTTAAAGTATGAGGGGCGGTTAATGTTTAATGACCGTATCCCATTTAACCCGCAAATGCTATCGACCATTGTTAGACATCCAGTAGGAGTAGTGGAAAAAGCTCTTAAAGCTTTCATAGATCTTGGACTTGTAGAGATTATGGATAACGGAGCAATTTATATGCTAGATATTCAAAACTTTATAGGAAAAACTACAACTGAAGCGGATAGAATAAAAGCTTACCGCTCTAAAATTAATAAAGAGAAAGCACTTGGAACAACGAAAGTACAAAAGTCCGTACAAATGTACGACAAAAGTACACCAGAGACAGAGATAGAGTTAGAGAAAGAGTTAAAGATAGATATAGATATAGAGAACAGAGAAAAAGAGCCAAGTTCTCTTCTTGCTGAGTTTCTTAATTTATTTATCAATTTCTCAAGTAAAAACCTATCTAAAAAAGCAATAACACAAGTTGAGTTTTTGAAACTACCGTCATTCCAGCAAGAACAAGCAGTTATTGGGGCTAAAAACTATATTGAGTGGTACAAGAATGAAAATCCCGAAGATATAAAAGGTCAATAT